CTTACCTAAAATTTGTTTAACACCATCGTATAATAATGAAGCGTAAGGCATCCATTTTGCATCAGCCATACCAAAAGCAACACCACTAATAAACATTAATGTATAAGTAGTTTTATTATGCAAAGCCATATTTTTTTTAATATAATGAGTTTCTCTTAAGATATCGATACTTGAATCGTGGTCTTGTTTTCTTAAATCGACAATCTTTTCTTTAATATCAACTAATATGTTTTTAACTTCGCATTCATTTTCCAATGGAATAACCTCTTCTTTTAGTGTTTCTTCTATAAAGTCATAATTTACAACCTCTTCATTTTCAAGTTCTTCTATCTTAACCTTTTGAATCTCTTCATCTAAAATAGTAGATAAGTCTTTGTGTTCTTCATCTTCTGTTGGAACTTCAAAAGGCTGTAATACTTCTTTTTGTATTATTTTTTTTATTAATGGTGGCATTTTATTCCTTTGGTGCTATCGGTAAATTTGATTTAAATAATTCTATATCAAAATCTAAAGTTATATTGTTTTGTGCTGCGATATATAAAGTCCAGCAATCATCATAAAGCTTGTTAAATAAAATACCATCTTGTTGCCATTCTAGTACTGTAGATGTTGAAACTGCTCTAGCTTTGTCTATGTTGTCATAACCATAGCTTTTAGCTTCATTGTTTAGGTGTTTATTTACTTCACTTTCTATATTGTCTTTTAGTGATTTTAAAAGTGTTGCGTCTTTATCTTCTTTTGTAATAATTTTCATTTTATACCCCCTATTATTTCTACATACGGATTAACTACGCCCTCAATAACTTCAATCTCTTTAGCTATTGTCTTGCCTTTTTCAAATGTTGTTGCATTGTATGGAAATAGGATTGATACTGTTATCTCGCCTAGTTCATCTACTTCTGCACCTTTAAAGTATTTATTATCTGTTTCATCTGCTTTAACTGTTGCACCTAAAGGTATTGTTGTGAAGTCCAATACTTCGTTATCTATTGTTAATGTTTTACCGATTACTGTGAAGTTTGGTACTTCGTTGCTTGCTATTTCTGTTATTAGTATTCTCATACTTTCCATCTCCCTATTGCCATAAGATATGCGGGTGTTACCGCCACTGAACTAACCGTGCTCAGAAACGAAAATGAAGCAGAAATAGATGAAAGTCCTGATTCTGCACCTGTTAGTGTTATAAATCTTGAACGAAAAACACAATCGGCTGCACAAGTTGGTTTTTCTATAAAAGAGTTTGGGTATGTCCACAAAATAGCCAAACTTGAAAATAAATTCCCTTCTATACTTTCCGTACTAAGCCCTGGTATTGTATGCTTACAAATAAGCATCCCATCAACATACTTCCAATACTCACCATTACTATTCTTACCAACAATGGTACCACTTGGGTCTACATACTCGTAAATAGCATCGCCTGTGCTTGTACCTATTGTGAATACTCTATCTGCATCGTTGAAGCCTAGTATTGAGCGTGGAAATGTTTGTGTTCCTGTAGCTGTTGGATTGTTTATTGGTAGTTTTGTACCTAAAAGGTTATCAGCTTCATCTATTGTATACACATCTGCTTTGTCTGCTTTTAAAGCTAACTGTGCAGGGCTTACAGCTTCTATATAATCCCAATTTGATGTATTTGTTTGGCTTGTTGGCTCTACTAAGTTGTTATTTACTTTAGAACGATAATTATATCCATCTGAATAAGATACGCTCATATTTAAAGAGTAACCTGTTGTATTGTAACCTGCTACCCAATCGCCTTTATAATTAACCCCTGCTGTTGCTACATTTGCACTTGTTACTGCTTCATCTCTTGCTGTGTTTACTTCATCTTTTAAAGCGTTAGCTTGAGTTGCAAAAGTGTTTATACTATCAGCCTGTGTATTTTGCTGTGGTATTCTAGTTTCTTCCTCTTGTAGCCTTGTTTCTCTATCCTCAAAGAAAGTCGATGGACTTGTCCTTGTTGGAGTTGTAGTGTAAGGAACTACTCTCGGTATCGTTTCTGTTATATTTGGCATTTAAATCCTTTCATATTAAATTAATCCTTTTATGTTAATTGGTATTGTCATTCTGCTACCGTTTGATATGTTGAATGGTGCAGATGTGAAATAACCATAAACCAATAAAAAACCCACACCTGAATTATCATTCTCGTTTGCAATAAATAAAACTGGAATAGCAGTCCACTCTTTTCGTTTACGCTCTAAATATCTTATCTTAGTCAAAGGTGCGATTATATTATATTGAACTTGTCTAGCGCTATTCCCTTGTACTAAATCTGTATCTCCGAATATGTTAGTATTAAATCTACTGTAAGTTATTTGGTCAACGGTTGCTGGATAAATCGTATCTCCTAAAAAGAATGAACGACCTGCAACTAATCTTCCAAGTGCTGCAATACCACCAATATTTGTAATAGTTATTTTTATTTTAGTATTTAGAAACAATGTAATATTTGGCTCGTAAACTTCAGTATCTAAATTAAAAGGTTCATACAAATATGTTTTTTCATCTACTATATCATCATTGTTTTGCATATCATAATTAAAACTTTGTATTGCTAACATTGTAGATAAATCTATTAATTCTATCATTACATTTGTAGCTTTTACATTCAACAACCCAACATTATCAAAATCATTATTTTCAATTTCTATTATTAGTTCATCTGCATTAGTTGTTTGTGTTTTTGTTTTGTCATCTAATGCAGCGAAATAGTTAGTAGCAGTTATTAAAACCCACACACTATAGGCGTCTTTATCTCTATTCCAAATGAACTCAGGATTTTCGTCTGTGTTAGTGTTATCTTCACCAGCATATCTATAAATATAATGCCCATAGCGTACTTCATCATAGTAATCATATAAAGCTGTATCACTCCAAAGCGTTTCATCTTCTGTTACATTTATACTCAAATAGTCAGTAACTTTATTCTCAACTATTTTCATTATGCTCTTAAAGCAACATTCATTAAGTTACCCCCCTCCGTTACATTGTTTAATATCATTGTTAATTGTTTAATATCTTTTCTAATTTCTGCTAAATCGCTATTGTTTCCCATTGTCGCACTTACATTAAATGACGGTTGTGAAGTAAATCCACCATCTGCAAAGCTTCCTTTTTGTCTAGCTACTTCCATTTGATTAAATAGCATAGGATTAGAATCAACCATCCACTTAGGTGCTACATATTCGCCCTCGTGTACGATTCCAGCTTGCTTAAAGCCTGTATGGTCTTTTTTTCCTATACCGTCTGTGTATCCACCTTTCGCAAAGTAGTCATAGTATGTTGACTCTCTAAAATGTTTTACCTCAGTTCTCTTGCCATAGTCCCATTCAGTCCATTCTCTTTTATTATGATTTACTTGCTTAATTTGTAAGTTTTTCAAAGATGTAGTATCATTATTTGTTAATACTTTATTAGATTTTTCAATAGCAGAAAGATTACTTAATTGGCTAACATCTAGTCCAGTTGCAACTGATAAAGCTTTAGCTCCTGCAAGTAATCCATTTATAGAAATACCTTTATTACCATCTCCCATCAAATCAGATATTACAGATTGTACAGAATTTGTTTCTCCTGTAAGGCTTTTATCTGTTGCTAATCCTTTGTTGTCATAATAAGTTTGGCTATCTACCGTACCTGCAACATTTTTTAAACCAATTAATAATAAAGCATTATTTGAATCTTGAGTTTTTAAAGCTAACTTTTGCAATTCTATTTGTTCATCTTCACTTATATTGCCATCTTCATTAGCCAAATTAATAGCTTCTAAAAATTCATTCATTGATGTTAAAGTTTGACTTGCAATTTGTGCTGTACTTTCAAATTGTCCTGCCTGTGTTCCTACTGTAGACTGTGCAAATCTCATCTCTGAAATATTGCTAAAGTTAGATGGGTCTAAGTAGTCTGTTGCGCTTGAAACGAATTGATTATAAGCTTCTGTGTAAATAGTACCTATATCTCTATCCATAGGATTTAATGCTAAATCATTTTTAGCTTTTACTGCAAGGCTTAAAGCTTGACTATAATTAATTGTATTAAATGCTGTTTGCTTACCTATGTTTCCTAATTGGTCTGCGTTTGATTTTAAGCTATTAAATAATGTATCTGTAAACTGAAATATAAAAGTATCCATTGTATCGATAACTTTAGTAAGTCCATTGTCTAAAGTATTTAAACTACCTGAAAAATTATCAGCTTTTTTAGTTGTGTCTTGAATAGTTTCGTAAACTGAGTCTTTATCGTTGTAGAAAGTATCTATGAATTCTTTTTTTACCTCTGTTGTTTCTTCTGTAGCTTCTGTTACCTCCCTTGTAGTATTCATATTTTCTAGCATTGTTTTAGTGTATTCGTCTTGTTTTACTATTTCATCTTGAATGTTAAAATTATCTGCAATAGGATTTTCTTTTTTTGCTTTTTGTTCAGCTTCGTATTTATCTGCTAAATCTTGTAAAAATTTCGTTCCCTGGTATATGTCATTTGCTGTTATTTCTGCATTATCTGAAGCTTTAGAATTATTAACTTTGTTTCCAAAATCTTCTTTTACTTTAGTTGTTTTGTCTTCAATATCTGAAAATCTTATTTCTTTAAATTTTAAGTTAGTGTCTGCGTTAAATCTTTCTGCTAATGCTCCACCCTCTGAGTTTCTTAATTGGTTAAAGTTTTCTAAAGCACCACTTATCCCTTTTGCTAGTATTCTATCAGCAAAATTAACTTTTGATATTTGTGGTCCGCCCATAACACTATTATACGCATTAACTCCAGCAATTACAAGATTTATAGTTCCCTGTAATGGTTTAAGTAATCCACCTAATCCAGTTATCATTAAATCAATCATAAGCCCTATGCCATTGCCCCAATCATACATAAAACCTAATGCACCTATTACAGAATTAATACCGTCTATTGCTATATTTGAAAATGCTTCAGCACCCTCTGCTCCTGTTTTAAATCCCTCGTTCATAAAATCGGACATTGTCATCGCACCAGCTTTTAAATAGTCAAAAAGTCCACCGTTCATAATATCAAGAGTAAAATTAGTCCACATATCATTCATATTTGATATCATACCGTTCCAAGTTTTAGATTGCATTTCCATTGCACCCTCATACTTAGAGTTGAATATTGCAGATAAAGTACTTTCTATTATTTGAGAGTTGTTAGCTACTACTATCTCCCTACCCTCATTGCTTGAATTAGTCCAAGAGTATTTTATTTCCTCGCCCATAAGACTTGCACGAATACCAAATTCTTTAAGTCTTTCGTTTTCCCCTACAACTGCATCAGCCATTGCTTCAACAGCTTGTTGTAAGTCTTTACCCATTGCACTTGCAGTATCACCAAGAGTTCTAAGAAGTCCATTAGTAGGATTAAGTCCATAAGCTCTAAGACTTGCGAATGACTCCGAAACCCTTTGAATATCGTATGGTGTTGTTGTTGCAAATTCTTTTATCCATTGCATAGATTCTTCTGCTTTATCAGCACCACCCTCTATTGTATTTAAAACAGTTCCTATCCTTTCAAATTCAGCACTAACTGTGACTGCGTGGACTGTTAAATCTTTAAAAGCTGTTGTAAGTTTATCTACTACCACTACTGCCAATATTCCTGTAGCTAAAGTTTTCAAAGCATTATTGAATTTATCTGTTTTTTCTTGAGCTTCCTTTGCTTCTTTTGCAGACCTCTTTAGTTCTTCGTTATATCTGTTTAAACTTTCTTTAGCTTTAATTGCTTCTTGTTTTTTATATTCTTGCAAAAGTTTATTTTGTGCTTTTTGTGCTTCTCTTGATTGTCTTTCATTTTCTTTTAACTCTTGATTATATTTACTTAATTCTTCTTTTGCTTTAAGTGCTTCAGCTTTCTTCAACTCTTTATTAAATTTTGCTTGTGCAACTTCAGCTTTTTTAGATTCTGTTTTAGTAGTGCTTAGTTCTTTATTATAGATTCTTAACTCTAAGCTGTTTTCTTTTATAGCAATATTATTCTTTTTAATAGAAGTTGTTAATTTTTCTTTTTGCTTTAAGTAGTCTTCTGATTTTTTATCTAACGAAATTAATTGTTTTTCATATTCAATATTTTGTGATTTTAATCTATCTTGCGATTTCTCTAAAAGACTTATTTTGTTTGTGAGTTGTGTAACTTTATCTGCATTTTTTGTAGTTACTTCAATTGGTAATATTGCGATAGTACACCCCCAGTAATTTATTATTTTAATTATAGCATAAAAATTGCTATTTGTTAATATCATTACAATATGTTAATTGATTAATATTTTAATTTATGATATAATGTTACTGTTATCGAGGGATTAATTACCCCTCACTCCATAAGATAACAAAATGATAACAAGGAAACTACTATGGAATTAAAAGACTTCAATATAATAAAATCATACGAACCTATTAGAGATAAAACAAGACATTTAAGTGAGAAACATATAGCAATATGTCCCAAATGTGATAATGAATTTGTTTTAATAGTATCAGATAGAAAAATAAATAACAAGAGCGGTGTTTGTAAATCATGTACATCTAAAAAACTATTTACTTTGGAAGACAAAAGACTTTATAGAATTTGGCACTCAATAAAACAAAGAACTAACGCAAAAGATGGAAAAGAATTTATTGTTTATAAATCTAAAAATATTACTATGTGTAATGAGTGGCTAAAAGACTTTGAAATATTTAAGCAATGGTCTTTAGCAAATGGATATGCAAATAATCTAAGTATTGATAGAATTAAAAACGATGAGGGTTATAATCCTAATAATTGTAGATGGACTACTCAACTTATTCAAAATAGAAATCAAAGAAAATTAAGAAGTAATAATAAAAGTGGTTATAGAGGAGTGTCTTTTAGAAAAGATACTAACAAATGGGCATGTGAAATAACAGTAAATTATAAAAAATTTAGCTTAGGTTGTTATACCTGTAGACTGCAAGCAGCTTATGCGTACGATAAATATGTAACAGATAATAATTTAGAGCATACTAAGAATTTTTCTTAGGCTCTATTTCTTCTTTTTAGGCTTAGGAAGTGAACTCACAAATTTATCAAACATACTATCCAGTATCGGTATATAATCTCTAGGTTTTAAGCCAATCCATTTAACATAATCTTTTGCTTTTAGATAATCGTAGCCTGTTGGAGTTGAAGACATACCATCATATTCAAATTTTAGTCTTTTGAATATATAAAGCAATGTATTCGCTTCGTTGTCATCATCTTCAAATACTGCAAGATTCGTACCTTGCTCTAAGATACCTTTTAAATCTTCTTTATCGTAGTTTTCAAAAGATTTTTTCCTTGCAAACTGCCCAGCCCATTCGACTAATTTTTCGTATCTTGTGACTTTCCCTCTTTAATATCTTTGTTTATAGTTTCCCATACGATTGTGTACCCATAATTTTCGCATATTAAATCCAATCTAACTTTGTTTTCTTCATTTAAACGAACTCTGTTATCTATATGCTCTTTGGCGATAATCTCAGATATGTTATCATCATTATCTATAATCGCATCTTCTAATTTGTCGCTTAATCTATAAGCTTCGTCCATTATTGACTGTTGTTCTTCTAATAATTGATTCTTTTTATCTTCATCTTTTGTTATTGGTATTCTTAATTCTAAGTTTTGTGCTTTTTGTTGTAATCTTGATATTTTATTTTGATTTTTTTTATTTGCTTTTGCGATGTTATCTCGCTCTTTAAATTTAAGCTTTATTGATTTTTCTAATTTTGGTGTTATTGCTAATACTTTACCTTTAATTTCATCGAATGTTCCATCTTTTTTTGGTACTTCTATTGTAAAGTTTTCCGTGAATTGTAGCTTTGTTGCCATTTTTAAGTCCTTTATTTTTTTTAAGTCCTTGCAATTAAAGTGGATAGGTGGGACTTAAGCACCTACCCACGAGCACTATCTAACTAAAAAATCCTGTTTTGATTGTAAACGCTGTATTAGAAGTGAAAATAAAATCATTTGTTCTTATAATATTATCTTCATTATCTGCATCACTAGAATTAAACAGCTTTACATTTGTAATAGTCATAACAATAGTTTTGCCATTTACTTCTGTACCGTTGTTTGTACCAAGTTTAATTACTATATCATATAAGCTTTGTGCTTGTAAGTCCAAAATTCCTTGATTGTATTCAGTTAAATCAGGTGGAAACTCTACGCTGAAAGTCGGTTCAAAGTCTGTACCCTCATACTCGCCAAGTCCAAGTCCATACCGCTTGTTAATAGTCGAAGCCATATCTAAAGAGATATTATTCGCACCTACAATAGCAGTACCGCCTTTTGTCATAACATCCACTTTCTGTGCAACAACTACTGGCTCAGTCAATGATGGTGGTGTTGGATTCGCTTCATCTATTGCAATACCTTTATTATCAAAGAATCCTGAAACTGTGAAATCAAATGTAACTGGTTCCCCTACAGTTATATTGAATGCACTTGATACAGCCATAGTTCCTGTGAATGTTTGCTTTTTACCGTTCATATAATAAACAGCCGACCCATTTATTTGCGAAGTAGTGTTATCCCAAGTATAAGTAACAGTTTCTTCTCCTGGTGTTGTAGTATCTATTACTTCTCCAAATCCTGAACTTTTAAGCATCTCTCCATAAGCTGGTTGAGTGCCTAAAGCATCTGCTGCACTGTTTTGAAACCTTACTCTATGTGAAATAGTTTCGCCCTCAATAACAGTATCATCTACATCAGCGTATGAATCCCATTGACCTAATTTACCATTAATAACCATAAATTTATCAGTTTTAACAGTTGGAGTCCATACAATCTTTTCCGTTGAATCTATAAACCCTGCCGTAGGAACTGGTAAAGTCGAACCGCTTAGAAAATATAAAGCACTTGCTTTGGTATTAATTCTTGCCATAATATATCCTTTTTAATTTTGTTTGTGTTTTGCAAAAAACATATTAGATTATATCATAAAAATTACATTTTGTTAATCTTATTGCATTTTGCTATTTATACTTTATTAAGTTAGTTGTTAGTATAATGTTATACTTAAAAAGAAAAGGATTAGAAAATGAGAGAGATTAAATTTAGAGCGTGGAAATTTGCAAAAAATGGAATAAGTGCAAAAATGGAAAGTTACGAACAGATGGTAAATAATACAATGCAATATTTATCAAATGAAAAATCTTTTAAAGATTCAAGAGTCATTATGCAATATACAGGATTAAGAGATAAAAATGGAGTAGAGATTTATGAGGGGGATATTCTTCATGTAGAGGGTATAGTAACATGGAACAATGAAGAAGCAAAATGGTCTGTTATAGATATTAGTTGGAATGATAAAAGAGAATGGCACGATATTAATTACACTACTATCCCACTTGAAGTTATCGGAAACATACACGAAAACAAAGAGTTACTTAACTAGCTATAAGTAACAACCTTAAACTGAACTAGAGTAACATAAAAGTCATTTTCTAGTTTAGTAGTAGGATACATCTGCCCGTCTTTGACTTGTATATCATTATCAAGCAATTTATTATCAAAGAAAGTTTTAATATCATCTGCTAAATCAATAGATAGTATCTCGTTTTTATGATAACAAAAAGCTTGTACATAAGAGTGTGTTATCTCAGGAGTGCTGTACCCTACTAAGTCGCTTCCATTGTTTACAAATTCTATTCTAACATATTCATTTAAGCCTGTATTGTCAAAAGATGGGGTTTGTGCTGGGTATTGTAAAGCTGTTTGATTCCAGTTAGTTTTAAAATATGTTCTTATAGTTGTTAGTGTTACTTTTGCACTCATTTTATAGCCTTTTTATTTATATTATATCATATTTTTGGTATAATATAAAAGTATTCGGGGAAAGTCATGAGTCCCCATTCCATAAGAATACAAAATGAATACAAGGAAACTTCAATGGAAACAAAAATCACTAAACCAATATTAATAAAAGACTTAGGTATGCAATATGCTAATGAAAACAGTAAACAAAAAAGAAGATATGGGTTATATAAATGTTACTGCGGTAAAGAGTTTAAAACTAATACAAATATAGCAAAGAACGGTAGTTGTAAATCATGCGGATGTCATAAAAAAAGAATACTAACTGAAAAAGCAACTGTGCATAATTTATGTAGACATAGATTGTATAATATTTATTATGGAATCAAGGCAAGATGCACGAATAAGAATAGCCATAAATTTAATGATTACGGTAATAGAGGAATTACTGTGTGTAAAGAATGGGAAAATAGTTTTATTAATTTTTATAATTGGGCTATGCTAAATGGATATGAAGATAACTTAACGATAGATAGAATTGATAATGATGGAAACTATGAGCCTAGCAATTGTAGATGGTCTAACAATACAATACAAGCTACAAATACAAGAAAATTAATAAAGACAAATACTAGTGGTTATAGGGGAGTTTATTTTAACAAAAAAATAAACAAATGGATTGCGAAGATATCTATTAACAATAGTTATGTATATCTAGGATGCTTTATAGATATAATGGATGCTGTAAAAATAAGGGATGAATATATAATAAAAAATAACTTACCACACATTAGAAACATTACTTAATTGCCTTTAGCTTAGATTCTAATATTCTGTTATACTTGTCTATTATCTGCTCAGCTCCAGCGCTAAATTGTTTACTACCCTGTAATACTGCTCCGTCACTATCTATTATTAAAGGGGCAATTCTTAACTCTGCATACTCAGTAGGATTGTCTATTATCCAACTTCCATTCGATAATTCTTTTAATTCCCATCCACCTTTTAGATAACCACCTGAGTACCCTTTTGGTGCGGAGTTAGGATTTTTCCATATACTAGGATTACCAACTGGAGTAGCATTTACTAACTCGTTATATAAATCATTCGCAATAGTAGCTACAACTAAATTCTTTTTAGATATTATCTGATTTAATTCGTTTAGTATTGCTCCCATAAACAAACCTTTTTATTTATTATAACATAATTTTTATTACAAATTTTAATTTAAGTTAGATTGTAGTATAATGTTATACTTAAATAGAAAAGGATTTAGATAATGACAAGACTTAAACAATTAAAAAATTACCCTATTGGGGATTGCCAAAGAACAGTATTTGCGTGTCTATTGGGATATGAAAGCCCTTTAGATGTTCCAAATTTTACAGAAATGGAAGAAAATAAAGAATTAATGGAAAATAATTTTGTACGAAATATATATAATTGGCTGGATGAAAATAATTTGACATATATAGAGGTTACGGAAGAGTCCTTTAAGCACTCAGGATATATTCCTTTAGGATACTGTACTATTTCTGGCAAGAGTCCAAGAGGAGACTATAATCATATTGTTATAGGTAAAATAACTTTAAATAAAGATAACTTATATGAGTTAAGATATGTTTGGGACACATCACCTTTTCACGATGGAAATTTTATAGATGGTAAAATATTATCAATAGGGTTTTTAAGTAGAAAAATATGAATAAGTTAATAGATAAAATAATAACTAGCTATAAGTAACCACCTTAAACTATATACAATTTGCTTAGTTTTTTATCTCGCTAAAAGGACTTCATACTTATAGATAATATTTTGTATTTGTGAACTATCAATAAAAGTAATAGCGTATTTTAAGCCTTTATATTCGATTTTATAATCTTCTTTATTGATTGGTTGGTCTGTGTAAAACTTTAAATACAAGCTATAAGATTGCTTTTCGTTATCTGTTAATTTTGCAAGTATCTTATCCGTTGCAACATTTTTAACGAATGCTTTTTGTGGATAATCTTGCTTGACTTCAGGTGTGATAATATTTTCAAAAGCATCATCCCATACCTCTTCGGTTTCTTGCCAAATGATAATATCTGAACCGTATTCGTTTTGTGCTTCGATATAATCTTGTCTTGCTTGTAATCCGTCTTGTTGTGTTGCCATATTAACCTCTAACGAGAGAGAAAGTTCCACTTGAAGAAACTTCGTACTTTGCTAATAAATTTATTACTAAGTCAGGGAGTTCGTTATCTGCATCTCTAGGGTTAAAGTATTCTACTGAAATATCATCAACTTTCTTAACCTTGATATTTGATTTCTCTCCATCATCAACCATATCTTTACCAATAGAATAATTTGCTAAGTATGCAGTAGCAAGTTTTAAATCATATTCTAATGTTTCAGGTAGTGTGATTTTACCTTTTATTACCAATGTAGCTTGTCTTAAATAGATTTCTTTAGTAGTGTCCTCAGTTATTGCATCCCAATCTGTTCTTTGTGATGGTGGAACATTATTTAATAGTATTGTTCCTGCATCTGCTAAACTACAAAATGTATCATAACCTGTTGTTGGATATTCAATTAACATTTAATCCCCTTTAATAAACTTTATAAAGCCCACCATTGAGATGGACTTGAAAAGATTACTTTTCTTCTGTTGGTTGAGCTGTTCTTCTAACTGGCTTCTTATCTACATATTTGCCAGTCGCTAACCATTCTTTAGCGTCGATTGAGTGTTTAACTTCAATCGGCTTTCCTGTTTTCTTATCGTAGATAACTACCATATTAAACTCTTGTTAAAAACGCTGTTACTGTTACGCCTGTAGCTGTTGTTCCAACTTTAGTAACTGTTACTCTAAAGAAGTCCGCACCATCTACTAAGTCGTTTAATTGTACCGAAGTAAAACCTATCTCACTTCTACCAGCTGCTGAAATTGTAGCAACATTACCAACTTTAACATAAGTACCACCAACTGAATCAGATGCTTCTAATGCAACTGTGTAGTAGTTAGAACCGTCAAAAGTTCCTGCTAAAGCACTCGCATCAATAACAGCATGATATGCAGCATCACCTAAGTTTAAACCAACAATATTAATTCCAGTTGTCGATGCAGTAGCAGTTACTGCACTTCCCTCTGTTATTAATCCTAATTCATCAAATGTTTTTTGTGACATTATATATCTCCTTTTACTTAGTTACTGCAACATTAGTAATATTTTTGATTCTTGCTGCACTATATGGAGCAAAAACAGCCATTGAGTTATACCATTCTATTCTAGTTCTGAACGATGGTTTACCCTCAAGCTCACCCATATCACGAACATCCATAGAACCGTTTTCAATTCCTGAAACTCTACCCTCACCAATAGACAATATATAGATAGATGTAGTGTTTCCTGCTTCTGAAAAGTCTAGTATTTGATTGTTGTTGTTATCTTTATCTATAATAACAATAGGTAAATCGTTATACATTGTAACTTGTCTACCGAACTCATCTTGCATATAAGTAATGTAACCACCTACTGCTGTATCTCTTGCAGCTTCTGTTAATCTTCTTCTCATTGCTTTACTCATAAGAATTACATTTGCATCATCTACATAGTCAATAGCTTCATCAAGTTTTGCTAAAGATAATCCAGCACCTGTTGCATGATTCGCAATAACTGCATCACCGCTTAGTCTTTTTTGTAATCCATCAAATTCTCTTGGGTCAGACTCTGAATCACCTTTGATAAATGTTTTAGTCCAAGATAACGCTAAAGCTTTAATCTTCATTGCTTCTTGTACAGTTCTTTGGTCCATTCCCATTGTATCAACGATGAATTTATCCACATCTAAATCACCACCAGCAATAACTAGGTTTTCGCTTTTTGGATTAATTATACCTGTAGATTCTGTATAAGAACCATTTACACCTCTAAAACCAATACCTGGTAAAGTTTCCTCTACATTGTATTTAAGTGAATTACCTTGAATCCCCTCGAATGGTAATAGTCTAAGTATGTCCGAAGTTTCTGCAAACTTCATCATAACTCCCATTTTATATGTATCACCAGTATTTAATTTTGATGCTTCTAATAATGTTAATGCCATTTATTATTTCCTTCCTTGTTTCATTAATTCGGTTGAGTTCATAGATTGCTCTGTCTGAACACCACCACCGCTTGATTCTCTTGCACCACCACCACCTGCAATATCAGCCTTTAACAAGGGTTTCCAATTGTCATCACTCTTAAGCGATTCTAGTCTTGTTTGTGGTGTCATAATATTTGTACCATTGTAAATTGTTGAACCGTCTTCATTTTTATAAACAATTTTGTCACCGTCTAAAGTAGCACCTTGCTTTAAATGGTCAAGTATCATCTTTTCAGCTATTGGCGTACTTGCTAAACTTCCGATTCCTAAATCTCTTAAACTATTAGTTAAAGCCATATTTGAAAGTTTACTCTCATATTCACTTGTAAGAGTACTTTTCTCATTATTTGCTTTTTCTATTAAAGACTTAAGATTTTCAATCTCGCTTGTTAATTTCTCATCGCCTTTAGTTTCTTTCATCTTTGTAACAAACTCTTTTATAGTGTCCTCTGTTACCTCCTCTAGTCCAGTACCTGTTTTAATTAAGCTCTTAAGACTATCCCGTCCTTTTTGTGCTTCTTCAAATTTAGATTCTAAATTATTTATCTTTTTAACATTGTTACTTGATGATTCTTCTAAAGTATCAATTAACGCTGTAGCCTCTGCATTGTCTCCGACAATTTTTCTTAGCTGTTCAAAACTCATAAAACACTCCGTAATTTTATTTTCAGTTTTATTATAACATAAAAATTACATTTTGTTAATAGTATTACATTTTGTTAGTTATTTTTTATTATTCTATCACTTAATTCTCTAATTTGTTTAAGCGTCATTTGTTTTGTAACATCATTTAAGCTTCCAACCTTGTAAATACCTTTTTTATATCCCTCGTATTGTTTCTTAGTTAGTTTGGCACGCTTGAAATATTCAGGAGTTGTTTCGAACCAAGTAGGATAATCTTCTGCATCTGTTTCGCCAAATTCTGATGCTCTTCTATTTTGGACTTCATTATCAGTAAGACCGACCAGTTCTGACCTACAATTTGCGTGCGTTTTTACTAAGTGTGATATCTCTTCAATAGGTTTATAAAACTTTTTACCACTCATTCTAATGCAGTAATCCGATGTTCTTCCATCAAATACACTTGAATAAATATAGCCTTTAACCACTCCTAAATCTTCAAGTCTTTTAAACTGTGCAAATTTTGCAGTAGCTCTACTTTGTCCGATAACAGTATTTATATTAGTTCTAATGTTTGCTTTAGCTAGATTCCCACTTTTTATCTGATAATCTCTAATCATTGCATCTATTGGGCGACCTTGCACTACTCCACTTGCGACAACTGTTCTTAATTGTCTTTCGTGGTTATCACTTGCTAAATCAAATAATTGTTTAAACTCATAAGCTTTATTCTCACTCATTTGTATTAATCTTCTACTATTAATTAATTCATTTGCGACTCCTGTTGGAATAGTTGCACCTATAGTGCTACCTAATAAAGCATAAGAGATATTAGCAGCTTCAACCGCTTCATCTTGAACAGTTGCGAAAACTCCACCATAAGCCTTTAGTATCTCATCTTGAATAAGTTTTTTAATTTCGTTTAGTTTTGCTTTAGTCCATATACCTTTGGTCTTTAAAAGTCTATTGGTTATATTTTCATCTGCTAACTTTAAAGCTAGAAGTAGATTGTCGTATGATTCTAGCTTTACATTCTCGAATAATGTTGAGTCTATTAATATTTTGTCTAGTAGTTCATTCATTTATATCCCAGTTGATTTAATTCTTCTTTTGTTGTCAGTTGTTTTGATATTTTCATTTAATTTCTCCTATTGGTGTTATTGTTTTAGCATATTTTGTCAATGTATAGCCATAATAGGCACTATACACTTTATTGCACTTTGTACATTCTAAATAAGATAAATTATCTTTTCTATATATCTTATTTAAATCAAAATGATGCAAACAAAAATATTGTTTAATTTTTATAAAAATATTTTTAGTTTTCATACTAAGCCTTTATTAATCATTTTAAATATCTATTAATAAAATTTACAGTATTAATCGGACTTTCAAAAAAATTTTCTAAAAAATTTATTATGTCACAATCTTCAATATCTACTTCACTATGTAACCATAAAACATTTTCAACCTCTCGTATTCCTATTTGGTCTCCAAAATTTTCATTTCTTACAACATTTTCATTTAATCCAAATAATAAATATTCTTCATCTCTTACAACATCTTTATTTAGTGTAAATACCATTTTCTAAATCCTTTTCTTTAATTTGTAACCGTAGTATAACATTACAATAATTAAATACAGCTTAACTATCCAATGGTTCCTAACTCATCTCTTAACAACAACTTTTCGGTTTCACGCTCTTTTTTATCAAGATAAGGAAGCAACTCACCTTGTATTAACATATCCATAAGCAATTCATAGCTAAGTACGCCTTGAGTTCGCAAGTTCAATAAGAAGTTAGCTTGTTCATTCGTAAGTATATTGCTATCAAAATCTTTATTAACTGTAATTGTATTCTCTCCTAAACTTCCATTTGTTTTATACCATTCTAGCAACTCCAAAGCTGTATTTATGCCTTGTTCGATTTCAGTTGCATAATCTGTTAGCTTACTTTCGTTTGATGTACTAGCCTTTTCTACTTCTGTTGCTGTAGTATTTTTTATCTGTGTAGCAAATTCAACGCTTGTACGCTCCATTTGCTCCTCAAGGTACTTAATTTCAGTTTGTATCATCTCATAATTAGAACCACTTGTTTCAGCCCACGAAAAAGAACCATTTTCATCGGTAAAATGTAATCCTTGGTTAATGGATAAAGTTTGTGGTTTGCTAGTATCGTTTTCAAGTTGTCCTTTTATGATTGGAAACGGACACGCTCCTACACGAACATAGTTAGCTTTCTCGCTGTTTCTATTTAAGTGTGCTATGTTTATCTTTGCTTGGTCGTAAAGAGGAGGTATCATATCCCTACCCACTTGCACAACTGGAACAATAGGAATGTTTAATATTTGTGTAAATTCAGATACCTCAGCACCATCTCGCCAAATAGATACTTGTACTTTACCCTCTATCAACTCATAAACTCTTATTTGTTCTTTTACTTCAGTTTTAAATCTATCTGTTTTTTCTTCATAGGTTTCAAATATAGAAAATACTGAAAATTGACCGTATTCATCTACTTGCCAATTCTTTACTTGACTTCTTAATATGTTTACAAAATAAGGTCTTATCCCTGCTTTCTCCTGGTCTGCTTTAGTGATAATCTCTTCCGATTTATATGCAACTGAATCAACCAATATAAATGTAAAGCCATCACGAACTCTTGATGTTAGAATCTTTTTAGAGAACTCATTTAAATTATCTTTGTGATTAATTTTTTCAGCCCATTCTATAACTAAAGGATTAGTAAGATTAGTAATGTCAATAGGTTTTCTAAATACAATGTTTTTAATAGTATCAACTGTACGAAATACATAGTTATCTAAATTAGTATCTTGTTGTCTTATTTCAAAATCAGCTTCTTTTTCAAACTTTCGTAAATATTTAACTGCTGTATCTGTACCTTTGTAAATATCATTTACTTTAATTAGTTGATGCTTATATGCTTTGTATTCTTCACTTTCAAAGTCAGGTGTTGCCATTTATTTTTCCTTTATTCGTGTAACTATTGATATTATACTTGTATTAGTGCTTTTTGCTGTGATTGTAACTTCTTCACTCGGTTTTAAATCCAGAATGATATCTCCATCTAATAAATTAATTCTTTGTGTTTCTTCTTTACTAAGTATTGTTGAACCTATTTGATTAATTATTTTTGTTATTGTTCCGATTGTTTCTGTAGTAGTTGATAATGTAGCATTAGTGCTTACTTCTATTCGGCTATTGGTTTCATCCCAATAGTTGAAAGTGCCACCTGTTGTGCTATCTTTGTAGATTTTGAAGTCTACGGGTTTTGCACCATCTGTTTTAAGTGTTAGTGTTGCTATTTTTATTGTTGTTGTGTTTGTATTTCCGCCAAAATTAGCTCTATTGCGTATGGTTAAAAGTATTGATTCTGTGTTAGCTGATAAAGGAAAGTTATTTATTTCAATAAGACTAGCATTGTCAACTGATAGAGAACTGTTGCTCTCTGTATAAATAGGTTTTGATTTTCTGCTACCTCGCAAGATTCCTTGAATATCAAGACCTTTGTAAGTATCGAGTAAACCTTGCATAAATGCCATAACAAACCTTTTTTAGTTTATTATAACATAATTATTGCTATTTGTTAAGTTAGTTGCAGTTTGTTAATTATTTTTAAACTCTTGTTTTGTCATTTTACGCCTTTCAATTTTATACTTGCACTATCAATACTTACCCAGGCGTTAAAAAAGGGGCAAGGTTCTTTACTATTTTTAATAAACTTATCATTCTCAAAAACACTTGCTAATTCATCTCTTAAAAATACAGTTGATTTTTTTTCACTAAGCCATAATAAAAACTTAGTCATATATTCATTGTCTGATTCTGCTTTTTGTACCATCTTGTCAAATAGAATTTTAGATAACCTCTCGTTAAACACATATTCATTTATAATTCTTAATCTGTTATGATATTGTTGTTTATCTATATCTTTTCCTTTGCTAATTCTTTGCTTTCTATCTGCTCCAACTCTTCCAAAGCTTCATGAATCTGATATATTTCTTCATTTGCTTCTTCTGCTCCAAAAAAGAAAGGTCTATTATCATATTTTTCTTTAAGTATTTTTTATAATATTTTAATAGCAATCATTACATTTTCTCCTTTTCAATCTCTCCGCTCTTTATCTGCTTATACAGAATACCAAACTTTAAAAGCTTTAACCTTTCAGGATAATTGTCTCGCATATAAGTATACTGCCGCTCTGTTAGGTTTGCTTCTTTCATTGTTAGCTGTTTAGATATTTTCATCTATGCTACTCTTGCTATATATTTGTTAAAATCATTTTCTTTAAAATTCCATCCTATTTGTAATTCGTCAAAGAAATAAACTTCCTCTTCTTTTGTTTCATTATCGATACATTCAAATGATTCATTATCCACATCTAAAATAGTATAAGTCATATAATTATTCATATCAGAATAAGTTAGAATCATTCCAGCCTCTACTAAATCTTTTTTTATTTCAACTTCGCTCATTAAATCTTTCATTTTCTAAATCCTTTTCTTTTTATGTAATACAATTATAATACACTATATATTAAATTGTACTTAAAATTAGAGAAAAGATAACAATATTGTACTTATATATATTATAAAAAACTACCTTGATAAGATGTAGCCATTCCTCTGTCGACTCCAAATAATCTATGCAACGGATAAGTTCCAGCATCAGTCCAATCATCTATTGTTCCAGCTCCATTAAGCTTCTCTGGCACTCCTTTATCATCATACGCTTGTTGTTCCATAGCTTTTGCAAAATTAGGACACTTCTTTACATTAATAAATAAGTTCATCTTTTCAAAGTGATTATTAGTAGTGTTTATTCTATCCATTACTCTTGGATTAGAACTTGGTACATTTACTTTAATTCCAGCATCTCTTATAAGTTGTATATCTGATTTGCTCGCATTAGTTTGTCCTTGATTACCACTCGCGTCTGGTATCACTTCTAAGTTGTTATGTGGATATCTTCTTTTAATATTATCTATTATTCTGAATGTGTCGTGGCTTGCAAATTCATCTATAGCATACATATTTCTTCCATCACGAATATAAACTACACTACAACACGAACCTACATTAAAATCTTGGCCTATGATTAAATAATCTCTATCTGTATGTACTAAATCAGTGTTATGTTTATCTCTATTGAAATAATATACTGTACCACTTGTAAGATTTACGAACTCGCCATTAAGATATGCTTCTAATAGTTGTTCAGGGTATTGTTTTTTTAATGTTTCGATAAAATCCTCAGGTAGATATTTATTGTCTTGAGTTCTTGCCTTTATTAATCTTCTATCACTTCCAATTTCTTCGACAAATATTCTATAAGCAGCTTTAAAACCCTCAGGCGTTGTCGTAATAACAAATTGTCTTACATTTCCAGCTCTTAATCTACCCAATAATTTCATAAAAGCTTTATATGCGATATCTGTTTTTGATGTATCAAACTCATCACAAATTACAAAAGCTGCATTTATACCTACTAATCGCTCTACATTTTCCATACTCATACAAATAAGCTTATTCTCTTTTCCGTTTATAGTAAGTGTAAATATTGAACTTGAAGCATTGAATTTATATTCTACATTCCACTCTTCAAGTGCTAACTTCATTTCAGGGACTAAAATATCTCTAATCATAGGGAAAGTTGGCTCAGTAACAATACCTACACAACCCTCGTTTAAATAACTTAATTGTATTGCTTTTCTACAAGCTGTATAAGTCTTACCACTTCCATATCCGGCAACCATTCCTAATATCTTAGTGGTTGTATCGCTTAATACTTCATATTGGTGGTTAAGTAGTTTAATATCCATCTATTCTTTAATTATCTCTTATTATATTTATTTGAGTAGGTGAGGTTTGTTGATTATTATTTGTATTAGCTATTACCGTGTTAGCGTGTCTTTGATTAACTCCTAAAGTGATTGATGCTTTGTCATACCCATCAAGTGCATTCTTTACATCAGTTGTATTAAGTTTTCTTTGTTCAAACTTTTGCATTCCATCGCCAACATTTATTTTATCTTCTACATAACCACTCTCTACTATTTCAGTCATTTTCTTTAGTGCTTTTTCTACTCCACCATATACTAAATTAGCTCTTCTTAGTTTAGCATTCACTTCACGCTCAAAACATTCACTTTGATATTCACTTTCGCTATTAAGTTCAGTCTTTATCGCAACTACGCTATTCACTTTATCCGAATACTTTGGAGTTACACCCTTACAAATCTTGTTTATTGTTGCAGGACTACATTCATAATCTTTAGCCAATTGATTTTGTGATTTACCTACATGATAGTCTGCTAATATTTTATCTTTTGTATCTTGTGTTAGTCTAGCCATTAGTAGCATCTTCCCTGTATTGGATTGTTATATGGTTTTTTGTCTTTTATTTGACTTTCTCTTATTATATAATAAACTCTCTCTATAATCTTTCCTCCTCCCCAAGCATGGGAAGTTTCATATATCTTTATTATTAATTTTCGCATCTTATTGACCTCTTATTCTCATAGTTCTTTTTGTCTTATTGCCCTTTAAATAGATAGGTACTGTTTGATTCTCTTTATGCTCTTTTATGTTGGCAAGATTTGTTACTGTTATTAATCTTATTTCGTTTTTACAATCATCATACAAGAATCTTATATTACTTTTGTTTATTACTTTTAAATTGTCTTCTGCATTGTAAACTTTCAAATTTTCAGATAAAGCCTTTTCAAACATTCTTTTAATTGTTGTTGCTCCTAACTTTAATCTTTTTCTAGCTCTTTTAATGGCGTGTTTACTAATGATTATATTCTTATTTTGCATCTTCCTACCTCTTGCTCTTAACTAATATATTTCTTGTTTCTTTTGTTCTTCTATCTCTTACAACTACTATTTGCTGCTGTTCTTTATATTTACTCATTTAATCCCCTAATATTTCAATTTGCGTTATTCCTGTTAGCACATCTTTTAAATGAACCTGACACTTATACGGAAAATTGCTTCTTGGATTAATTACTCGCATTATAATAGTATTTTTGTATGTTTCGCTCTTTATGAAATGCAAAAGTCCACCTAAACAAAAGTATCTAATATCTTTGTAGTTTCTATCTACTACATCTATCTTTTGAAATTCTCTAAACTCATTACTAAATAAGCTAGTTACTAATGCTATTGTTAATATTGATTTTTTCATCTTTGACTCCTATCTAATACTTCACATTCCTGCGATTCAAAGCTTTTATTATCCTCTCTAATATTAACACCTCTATCATTTAATATCTTTATTATTTTAAGGCTTAGCTTTAATAGTTCTGCATCTGTTTTCAAATTTAAGTCTAACATTTTTTCTAAATCTGATAATTCTTTAAAGTGTTTCATAATACATTCCTGCTTAATCCAAAATAATTAAGAGTTCCATAATCCAAATTATTCAAGTAATCTTTTAATAAATCTTCAACTTTTACAGTTCTACTATCTCTAATTTTCGATGGTGTTCCATAATTTATTCTACTCTCTAGCTCTTCAGAATCTGCACCATATTTTATTTTATGTATAAACATAAAATTATCTAGTGTACCTCTTGTGACTCCTAACATTCCTGCTATTTGTTTTCTTGTATATCCATCTTTTAAATATAATTTTAATACTTCATTTTTGTCTAATTTTGCTCTACTCATCTTCTTACCCCTAATAAAAATACATAGTCGTTATCTTCGTATGTTCTGTTTATGTTTTATTCTTCTAATTGTGATTTTGCTAATTCTAGTGATTTACTCATAATGAAACCTTTTTCAAATTGTTTATAAAATGATTTCTTGCTTTTGCATAACAATCAAATTCTAAAATATCTATTTCATTATTTAGAAAATACCCATCTTCATCCTTGTCGTATGGTATTATTTTCCAGCTATTACTATCTGTCTTACATATTAAATTATGTTTAAAAGTTACGCAAGTATCTACTTTACAATGATTCGCTAAATCTGATAATTCTTTAAAGTGTTTCATAATGCATTCCTACTTAATCCAAAATATTTAATATCGTCATCTAATCTTTTTAAATAATCTTTTAATAAATCTTCATCTCTATCTACAATCTCTTTAAAAAGCTTTTTTGTGTCTATATGACTAAGTAATGACTCGATAGCTAATTCGCTTATATCTTCTATTACTGGATTATTTAGAGTACATTCCATACCGTGATATTTTTTTTCAATATTCTCTATGCTATCGAATCTTATTTTTACTGTTTTCATTTTCTTAGTCCTAGTTTATTTTCTTGTATAGTGTCTATCATTTTAATTGCTCTCTATATTCTTTTTTTAAGTTATATTCACTATCTCTTTTGTCTGATTCAAAATAACCATCTTTAGTCCAGCAAATACTTTCTTTTGTATTATAGTTATGTGCCGATATTGGATACTTTCCTTTTTTATCCATTTGGTCTACTCTCCATCTTTGCCCATTTTCTGTTTCTACAAAATCATCTACTTTCATCTTTTATCCCATACTATAAACTCATTCATTTTCTAATCCTTTTCTCTCTTTTGATAATAGAGTATAACATTATAAAACTTAAATATCACTTTATCACTCTATTAAATCAAACTAATTGACTTGACAGAACAATAAGCGGTTTTATCCGCCTATTAAATTCCTCCCTCGCCTTTCATTATTTCTTTCCTTTTATCAACAAGTATCTTTCATACTCTTTTTTATTTAGTTGCAGATTACTAACAAGCTCATAGTGTGTAATGTATGTTTGTGTTCCATCGCGATTAATTTTCTTTAATCGAACTCCAAATATTTCTGCACCTGTATCCCTTGAAGTTGTGAGATGATATTTATTTTCGTTATATTCAAAAGTATTTAAATCAAATATAGCTAGATTTCTGCCTTTTAAAAATTCGCTTTCTGATAAAACTATATTGCCATCGACTATTTTGCACTCTTTGGCTTTTGCATCTTGATTTTTTTCTATTTTTTCAAGTTGTTTATCTACTGAAACGCTTATGACTTTTGGTTCTAACTTTTTAATTTCTTTTTCTACTTTTGGAAAAATTACCTTGTTTTGTTCTTTTAGCTGGTGTATTGTGAATTGTGATATTACAAACGCAACAGCTATCACAATAAAAGACACCCCTACAATTTTACTATTGTTGTTTCGTAACCACATTTTAATTTTTTCTAACATTGTTATCCTTTTTATTTGGTTTGGTTATTTTAACATATTATTAGTTATTTATAAACTATTCTTGATTTTTGACCATCTTCTAGCAATTTACCCTCGCAAATAATTAAAGACTTTTTACCTATATGTTTGCTTTTTTTGTAAATAGCTGTTATTTCTGTTTCGCATTCACCTTTTTTAATTCGAACTTGTTTAACTTCTTTTTTCTTAATTGGAATGTATCTCTTAACTGTTGTTTTTTCGTCAATACATACATATAAATTTCCTTTTAGTACAATACCAACATCTCCACTACCAACACATTCTGCGTACTTATAGCTAACTGTGTTTTTAGTTACTTGGTTACAACCTGTTAATAAAATAATTGTTGTTATTGCAAGTATTTCTTTAATCATTAAATATCAATTCCAAATCTATTATTTTTTTCATTTTCTAATGCAGACTCAAGCTCTATTAATTCATTCATTGTCATAGTTTTTATATCTTCAATAAATTTCATTAAGTAGATTTTTTCCTGCAAAAACTCTTTTGTTTCTTTTGAGCCTATTTCTTCATTTTTCATTTTGCTATCCATAAACTTAATGCAACAATTAATCCAGTAAATAGTGCAAATCTTATAAATATTCCAAATGCTGTCAGTTTGTTTTCTTTAAAGTTATATTCACTCATTTACTGCACCATCTCTTTTTGCTGTAAAGTATTCAAGCTTTTTGTTGAAGTCACTTATATCTTTATCAAGCACTTCGTCTTTTTCTTTTAGCTTTTGATTTTCTATTCTAAGTTGTCTATTTTCTTCTTTTAATGCAATAGCTTGTTCAAGTACATTTTCCATCTTATTTAGCATTGCTTTTAATTCTTCATTATTTGTCATCTTCTAAACCTTTCACATATTCACTTATTCTTTTTACTAAGTCTTTATCCGTTTTCATTTGTTCTCTTATTTCTTTCATTTTCTTCTCCATTTTAAAATCATCTTTAAACAGTCATTAACTGCTTATTTGATAATTTAGGGATTTTACTCCCTAAGTTTTATTATTCCTCAAAATAATTAAGTCCATCTGTTGTGCTTGTTGTTTCAGGTTCTTCAACCTCTTCTTTTTTTGGCGCTACATAATCATATAATGGTTGTAAACTTTCATCTACACATTTTCCATCTTCCATCTCGAAAGTAAGCGTAACGGTTACTTCCCGCATCTCAGTTGTTTTTTCTTCACTATTAAAAATAGTTAGCTTATCTAAATTCATATTTTATTCCTTGTTTTTAAGTAAAGAATTTACAACATCATCTTTTAGTATCATTCCAACAATAAAACCTTTTTGCATTAATTTAATTGCTTTTGGGTATTGTTTTTTTATCTTAAAAAAAGTGGTTCTATTTATTCCGCTTTCATTAATCAACTGCTGGTCTGTTACTTTTTTTAATGTTGTATTTTCTTTCATGCTGTAATTATATAATAAATATTTACTATTGTCAATAGTTTTAGTAAATATTTATAAATTCTTTTTTTAATATTGTTGTTGCGGTGGCTGGTTGTAGTTTTGTTGCGGTTGTTGGCTATATTGTTGTTGTCCTTGATTGTTATAGTTTTGTTGCGGTTGTTGATTATTATAATTACCTTGGTTTTGATTATTGCTATTTTGTTCTTCAAAGATTCCAACCATTACCATATCTTTTCCAGCTTCTCTTGGAAATGCTGCAAAGTTTACTAATGGGTCAATAAGCATAAATTCTTTTCCATCTTTTTCCATAATCTTACCTACATTTACCCATCTTGTCTTTTGTTGTCCGTCTTTTTCGTATGTTCCATTTGCTACACTTAAATTTTTGATGATTTATCCTTTTAAATATTCTTTTATTTTTTTGACTGTATCGTCAAATCCTAATCCGAAAATCACTTTATAGCCTTTTTCTCTAAGTCTTTCGTGATATCTCAACTGCTCTGCTAGATGTTCATTCTTTTTAAACTCTCCATTTATCTTATAAACTTCTCCTTTGTTCTTTTTTAATTCTATGTATAAACCACCAAATCCGCTTCGCATTTCACAAATAAGTAGGTCAGGGATATCCTCTATCATGTAGAAGTTTATTTTTTACTCTTGTGGCTTGTCCAATTGTAAGCTTTATGTCTGCTCCTATATCAAATCGAAATATAATATCTTTGTATTGAGTTCTTAAAAATTTAGCTATGTTTTCAGATAGTTTCTGTTCATCTTTTTTCATTTAAAAAATACTCCGTATTGTTTCTTATTCCTATTTGTATAGTGTCGTTTCTGCTTAGTCCGTGTATAGGAAATCCTTTAGTGTGAATATGTCTATGACAATCAATACAAATGTTTATTAAACTATAATCATTCTTCTTAGATAATCCAAACTCACTATGATGTGGATAATCTAAATTTGTTGATACATTACACACTTGACAAACTTCTTTACTTAGTATAAATTCTACTCTTGACTTTAATTCTGATTTGCTTACTCTTTTGTCTTTTTGATTTTCATTATGCTTTAACTGTTCGGCTTTTGATATTCCAATCATTGAAAAATCTTCACTCTATAAAATCCAACTTCGCCTTTAAATTTAAAAGTTGCTGTAAAGTCTGTAATTTGATTTAGTTTTATTTTTATCATTTTTATCCTTTTTATAGTATTTATACTATGCTATTCTGTTTTTATTTAATTATCGACATACATATTAATATTGCGAATATACCATCGCAAATAATTTCTTCCGAACTTTTGGAAGTCCAATTAAATCCGAAATGATTATTATATATAAATGCCCAAACAATCGAAATTATAAAAATTGTAGTATTCATTTTACTTAACCCATTTTATCTATTGTACATCTGTATCATTCTATTCCACTCTTCATCATCTATCTTAAGCGTGTAGCCATTATTTACAGCTACTAGTCTTATAAACTCTTGATGCTCGTGCACTTCTTTGCTTGTTAGTTCTGTTGTGCTTTTTGGATAATCCTTAAGCTCTCCATCTTTGTTTCTAGGATAATTACAATCTGCTAATTTTAACCAATTTTTTAAAGTGTAAGGAGATTTTATATCATCATAGTTATTCGCTACTTCTGTATAATGTTCTCCTTTTACAATTGTAAATGGTTGATTCGTTTGAGTATCTATTATATTTAAAAACCCAAACGATAAAAAGCTTCTATTATGAAACATATCGTTTAATATTGCTCCATGATGGAAACGATTGTAATTATTGTTTATTTTCATTATATGATTTCAGATTTATAAAAAGTTGTTGAAAATTCTCTCATCTTTTTGTCATACTTACTTTTAATAGCTTCATCTGTTGTATTTAAAGGAACTTCCATTTCAAAAGTGGCTACATAGTGAACAACTCGAACACCAGTTTCTTTTTCAATTTCTTTAACTTTTTCAACTTCTTTAATATCTATTTGCTTCTGTTTTTCTAGCTCTTCTTCTGCTTCTCTTTCGATTCTTCTCTCTTCTATTTCTTTCTGTTTCTTTTTAAACTCTTCTTTTTTTTGTCTTTCTGCTTCTAAATTTAATTCTATTTGCTTCTGTTTTTCTAGCTCTCTATTAATTAAGTTTGCTAACTGTTCATTGTATTTTAAATCAGATTCTAAAATAAAACTAGACACATCATTTTCATTTAATAGAACTTTTAATCCAGCTTTTAAACATTCATTTTCTAACATCATTAAACGCATTTTTTTATTTGTTTGTGCCGTAAGTTGCATATTTACTCTAGTTTCTAAAGTGTCTTTTGCTTTTTTTGTAAGTTTCATTGATTCGCTAATATTAGATATTATTGATAAATCGCTTATATCTAAAGTTTGGAACTCTTCTAATATTCCTTTTTCTTCGTACTTTTCTTTTAATAGTTTTTCTAAAAGATTCAGACAAATACTTTTTAATTCATCATTAAAAACATTTACTTGATTTAAAATAAACTCACGCCCTTTTTGTGCTGTATCTTCTAAGTCTTTCATCTTTGTTTCAAAATCCGTCAAAGGCTTTAGCATTTCTTTTTTATTATCGATTCTAGCTCTTTTGATTGTTCCTGCTAGTTTGTTTAGTTTAGTTGCCATTTTATTTGCATCTTTTAGATTATCATAGTTTACTTCTATTTTATACTCTTCAAGTCCTCTAGTCATCATACTTTTAAGTTCTTCATAGTTAAACTTAATTTCTAATGCTTTATAGTCAACTATTGGCTCTATATTTATATCTATTGGTAAATTTTCACTTACAACTTCTACTGTTTCAAATTCGCCTGTTTCTTGATTTATTTTTTCCATTTTCTAATTCCCTAAAATTTCTTTATATTGTGATTCCGTTAATTGTCCTAAGTGATTAACGCTATAACTTGTAACTACTGACTGTACTGAAATACCTCTTTTTTTAAGATGAACAATAAGCTCTGATATTTTTTCTGTATCTATTACTGCACCGCTTACTTTCGCGTGAATATAATTTAACTCTTGCACATATTCATTATCTTCAAATTTACCCATAAACACATCTACATTAAACCCTAATTTTGAAAGTGCTTTGGAAATAGTATTTGTTTCTATCTTTTTAGCCCAATCTTCATCAGATTTCATATATCCCTCTTTACCTTGATAGCCATTTGTTTTGTAGACTACCTTGATACTGTTTATAATATCAAACTTTCCATCAGGATAATAAAATTCTGCCTTTAAATTTCCCAAAGTGTCGTTTCCTATTGTTAAAAAATTTGTTTCTATGTTTCTAAGTCCCCAAGAACTCCCATAGCTTCCAAATTTCTTAGTTGCTACTTCCATCTGATAATAAGCATCAATAGCAGAATATTCACGACCGCCGCTTTTTACTTTTTTTAAATATTTTGGGTCTGTTGCTTTTACACTATCCCAAAGCTTTAAATTATCTTCCATTATATCTCCCCTATAAAAATTTCATTCATCTTTTTCTCCTATTTTTACCACCCCGTTAGCTTCAACGATGTGGTGTTATTTTAAATCTCTCCTATCAAAATATCATTTAACTTTTCTCTAAAGTCATAATTTTCAAACTTTTCTGCTGCAATTTGCATAACTGCAACTAATCTTTCGTATTCTAAAAGTTCTGCTTCTATTAACTTTTGAAACCGCTCAAACGCTTCATCTTCTAAACGCTCTTTCTCTTCCATTTTATATTCATCTGCATAACAACTTTCTAACATTTTAAAGCTCCTGAATTTTTTTCATAATATCAGTTACTTCATCTCTTGAAAGATGACCTATTACATCGTTAGTAATTTCAGTATCATATGTTATGTGACCATCTTTACCAATAACTGCGATTTCAAATTCATCTTCATTGTCTGTATAAGCACCTGCTCCTGTAACTACAGATATTCCATAACCATTTTCAAAAGTTAAACCTCTTCTTGTAAAAAAAGTATCACTTTTCATATCTTCTAAATCTTTAAATGTCTTCATTTTCCAAACCTCTCTTTGTTTTAATGTAATAGAAGTATAACATTATAAATCTTTAATCTAACTTAGTTAATCCAAAGAAGTCGCAAATTGTAATATTCTCACATTTTGCTGATTCTGTTGGCTTTGTATTTATTCTAAGGCTACAATAATTGTCTTTATTTTCGGTACAGGTATTGCAGTCAAAGAACTTTTTTGGTTTTTCTTTTTGTTTAGCCATTATAACTTATCTAACCATTGTATTTGAATCTCTTTACTTATTCTATACATTGCTAAAGGTGGAACACACATACCACAAACATAATATGGGTCTTTGCATTCATAATCCAAAGGAAATGAAAAAGCTTTGTACACTTCGCTTTGAGTAAGCATCCTGAAATCTTTATAGTGTAATGCTCCCTCCCTGGCCTTTGATGAATTTGAAGCTATTGTCTTCAATGTTTTATTTGGGTCAATTTTATAGCTTGTAAATTTTTTATCTTCATAAAGTTTATGACCAGGTAAAGCATTATCCCAACCTTTTTTACAACTAGGAGAGGGATTATTAAATAATGGACTTTCATCAAAGCTCTCTATGTCTTTAAATGGCACATGATTCTCCTTGATATTTAGGTTTATCAATGGTTCAGTTTCAAATATATCAGCAGTAGGAACAAATATATCATTTCTAACAGCAAAGAAAAAAACTCTTCTTCTATTTTGTGGAACTCCTAAATCAGCACAGTTTATAAGATGATGACAAATTCTATATCCTATTTTATCAAATTGAGAATATATCTGTTCTACATACCATTTATTTTTTTCTTGTAATAAACCTTTTACATTTTCAAATACACAAATTTTAGGTTTTATTTTATCGACTAGTTTTATCGCTTCAAAAGCCAGGTCATCCAAAGTTTGCTTAACTTGACCCTCTCTAAATTTAACCTCTTTACCTTTTTTTGCATCAGCTTTAGGATTTGCAGTTGAAAATAAACTACAAGGAAATGAAGCGTCTAAAATATCTAATTCAAATAATTGTTTTGGTAAATCTTCTCTAAGTCTAAAAGTTCTAATATCTTCTAAGTATGAATATTTAGGTTTTAAATTATATTTATATATTTCCATTTGTCTATGGTCTATCTCGTTACAGCCTATTACATCATATCCAGCCATTTTATAACCTTGTGAACTTCCACCACCACCAGCAAAACAACTAAATACTTTATATCCGTTAGGTTTAACTTTTTTTAAATCTGATAAATTCCATTTGTAATTAAATTCCATGTTATCCACCTTACACCAAAACCTTAGCTTTACCATAAACAGTAACAATTTCAAAGCACTCTTTCGGCTTTGGTTTTCTATTCGCTAATAAGTAGTAAACTTTTATTTTATTAGCTTTTATCTCTTCTGCTGTTTTTTCTTTGTATTCTTTCATTTTACATTCCTTTTAATTTTATTAATATATTTACTATTATTGTTTTGAATTTACTGCATCTTTTATCTATTATTTTAAAAGCCCATGTCTGGTATATCTACATCTATTGCAGGTGCATCGTTTATTATGTTGTTTGTATTTTCTTTATATTCGTATGTTGTTGTTTCGATTGGCTGTGTATTACTACTGTATCTGCCATTAAAACCGCTCAATGGATTATGTATTGAGTTATCTGAAATATCTCTAATTGAACATTTATTTTCAAGACCTAAATTGTCTTTTATAATTGATAGCTTAACTTTATTTCTTTTTGCCTCATCTAATACAATTTCGTGGGTCTTTTCATTCTTGATATAAAACTTTCCTATTTGCCAACCTAAACGAGCCGAGTCAGTAATAGTTCCTGCCCCCCTTGCTGCTCCATTTTCTCCACTCTTTGAACTATGATGTAAAACCAAAAGTACAGCTTCTGTTTTAACTGCCATATCTACGAATATATCTCTTACTAAAATATCCATATCATCATTAGAATTTTCGCTTAACGAATGGAATCTTTTCAATGGGTCAATTATAATAAATCCTACATTTTGACTTTTTGCGAATTCTATTACCTCATTTATGTAAACAGATTCAACTTGATAACCATCTCTTGAAGTTTTCGCCCACTTGATACGGTCATCATTTTCAACTGTAATAAAATGAACACGATTTATAATATCGTTGCTATCTATATTCTCTACTCTACATATTATTTCTAATCTTGATAAAATATCATCTTTGCCATCTTCTGTAAAAAAAGCTAGTCCTGTTTTGTCTGTATTAATTGCTAAATACATAATCATACTTTTTAAAGCTATTGCAGATTTACCACTTCCACCTCGACCAGTTAAAATATTATATGCTCCTTTGATAAATGGTATGTAATTAAGTCCTACTACTTCAAGATTTAATCCTTTAATATCTCTTATCTTTTTAGGTTCAAATAATCTTTTAGTTTTAAATTCGCCTTGTATTTCATCTAAAATATTTTGTTTTTCTTTTATTTCGCTTTGTAGTTTATCTATTAGTTTTAATTTTCTATCTTCCATTTGCTAACCTCTCCATGTATTGTATTTTCATTTCTTCATAATATTTTTTAGCTACGCTCATTGGAATTGGATTAGCTGTTAAAATATTCATCATTGTTTGCTGATATTTAGGTTTTATATCTCGTACCCATGCTGTTAATTTTTTTTCTAATAAGCTCATGCTTCCATCATGCTCTAATTCTTTCATAAGTCGCTCACAAATCAATTTATTAAAATCATTAGTGAAATACTTAGCTTCCATCTCAAAAGGCTCTATGTTGAAGCCTATGAGTTCTGATGTTCCTAAAAAAGTATTTAGTACTGTACATTCTATTTTGTATATATCTATGTGTTGCATTATCATTACATTGTCACCGATGAATAAGTAACGCCATCTTTTACGAATTGGTTATCTTTTAATTTAATTTCTTTTTCTGCATACTCTTCCATATAACCATCAATATCTTTTATCATTCCATTTAGAATTGTTGTTAAATGCTTTTGATATGATTCTTTCCTTAGTTCTACATCTAAAACTTTTTTTAATTTGTTTTTACTTTCTTCTAAATTTGTTTTGAAAGTCTTTTTAAACTTTGTATATGATTGATTAGCTTTATACTTATTACCCTCTGAATATATACTCCATAACTTAAGAAAAGAATCTGAATAAGTATTAACTGTTTTATTAGTTGTTTTATTCTCTTTAGTCTCTACATCTGAGTGTATACCTTGTACATCTGAGTGTAGGGGGGGTACATCTGAGTGTATAGTAATTACACGCCCATAGTTTCTTTTGGTATTTGAATTGTCAATGACTATGTATCCTTTTTTTGAAAGGTCATTTATTGCATTTGATACACCAGCTTTACTTATTCCAATTAGTTCACTAAAATGATTATTGGTTGCGATACAACCCTTGTCAAGTTGAGACAATTGCTGTATCTCTGCAAGTATAAATTTTTGATTTGGGCTTAGGTTCTTATCGTGCATTATTTCAATGCTAACTGTTATAAATCTAGTTGCCATTATTTTGTAACCACATATTTCTATTTTCTATTTTTTTACTACTTATTAATCTAATAAAATTATAAATCATTTTTAAATCATCTTCTTGTTTTTTTCTTTCTGCAATTTTTACTGATTCTTTAAGAACCATCAATAGATCAATATCTTCTTTTTTCTTAATATCATAAAATGAATATACATAATTATCTACAATATCAGTTATCCAAGTACTACTATGACAATAATCGTGTTGTTCTGTTTCTACTTCGTAATCCATATCATTTTCAATATCACTACATTTTATCTTTGTAGCTCTATGTATTTGATATAACTTTAAATAGTCTATTACTTTTTTACTATTTAAATCTACATTATCTATGCAAATATCTTTTCTTTTTAGGATATTCATATCAAAATCATACTCTATATTTTTACTTTTAGCTCTATATATTTTCTTTTCTATATTTGATATTGATATGGCTATATATTCAGTTAATTCCATTTTTTCATACTTTCGGAACAATAAATTTTAAGGTTTTAGATTAGTCGCGTCCTAATTCAGCTAATCTAATAAATAAATACCTTTGTTGGACGCCCATATCAAGTGATATGGACTCGCTGAACTAGGACGCTCAACAAAAATATTATGTAACATTATACTATTAATTTATTTAAACTAAATTAAGCAGACTTCGGGGTGCGGATATTAAGAGCCGTGAAGTCTTATGTATGTATTATACCAAAAGATAAATTAATTATCAAGCGGTATAATGTTAAATTATTACCTTTATCATTTTATTGTATATTTTCATTGTACTGTAAAACAATTTGCTATCTTGTTTTTCTACATCTTCAAAGAGTTTATTAAAATCTAAATGACTAAATTTAACTCGTAATGATAAATCACGCTCAACATTTATTAAATAATCTAAAGAAGTTATCATTAAAAGCTGAGGGCTGTAGTCTATGCACTTAATATCTTCTCCTTGATACATTGGTTCGCCTTTATCATCAAACAGCGTTATTTCATCTTCAAATACTTTCTGAACTTGTTTTAATTTTTCTGTTACTTTTGGTAAATCATTGTTGCTTATTTTTGTTGGTTTCATTTTAGAGTAATATTTTTCTACATTAAAAATAAGCTTTTCAATTTCGTTACATTCTTTAAATGTTTTTTCTATATCATTAAAGCAAATGTGATTTAGCCAACTAAGGATTGTATTTAACTGGCTATTTTTTATCTTGCACATTTGTTTCCTTTATCATTTTTCATTTTCTAAATCCTCTCTTTATTTGTAATTTTCCAAAAGATATTGAACATAGTGATTAACTTTCAATCCTCTTTCTTTTGCTTGTTTGTTTAATTGATTTCTAGTTGTTTTATAAACTTGTATCATAGGGCTTTTAGCTTTAGTGAAGTATTTATATTCATAACCTTTAAAATGCTTCCCTATATCCATATCTACTAACTTTTGCATATAATCTCTTTGGTTTATATCTTCAACAATAAAACTCATATGCTTAAATGTTTCTTTTGTTTCTTTTGCTACTCTTATAGTTGTAAACTTGCTTTCTTCGTATGCAGTTTTTTTAATCATCTTTATCCTTTTTATTTTCTAATATCCATTGACAAGCTTTAAATTCTTGTTTAATAATATCTTCTTCTGAAAAATTTAATGCTTGGTAAAATTTACCATTAAATAATTTTACAATCAAATAATAATAATCTTCATCATATTGTAAATCCCAAGAAAATAACCCCTTTTTAAAAGCCCACTCTTTACATTTATGTGCTAATTCGTGAATATTAATTTCAAAAATATCATCATAATACAATTTGTTATCTTCTAATTTATTAATTATTCTTATTCTAAAATATAAAACCTCACTCAACAACTCTTTACTAATTATCTCATCTTTCATTTACTAAATCCTTTTTGTTTTGTAATAGAAGTATAACATTATAAATCTTTATTTTAGCTTATCGTTAATTTCAGACATTAAAAAAGGTCGGCTGTTTAATACCGACCTATATTGTGCGCATATACTTTTAATAAAAAGTATGTAATTAAGTAAATAATAACTAACTTACTTCTTACTTATTTCTGTTCATTCGCTTCAGTTAGTTGATTAAAAAACCGACTGAGAGAGGCAGTCGGTTGGGTTGTAAAAATTGATTTTAGAAAATGGATTCCCTCAAAGGGTATGCGTATTATAACAACTTGTTTCTAAAATGTCAATCTATTTGTAAATTATTTTTATTTAAATTGAATGAATAGTGAATAATTAACATATTTTTCATACTTTCTAATTTTAAAGATACTGTTTGATATAAGCTGAATGATAGCAATAATCCTATTATTATTAATAAAATCGGTACTAACTTTATTTTAAATTGTTTTTTTGTTTTTTGTTCTTCCATAATTTACTCCTAAACATAATTAGCTCTATTAATCCATCCTTTAAGATTAATCGCCATTTTTGGATTTGCTTTTACTATTTTTCGATAGTGTTCAATCTCTTTAATATCAAACTCTAAACTGAATCTATTTTCATCATATTTATTTAAAGCGTAGATTGTTTTACTTCCTATAATTCCATCATCTTTAGCACCTACTATTTGCTGAGCATATACGATTGCATCTGTACCAAAATTAATAAGTGCTAAAATAATTTCATTTGCTATAATTTGTGAATTAATCTCACCTATTTTATGTTTATTCCAGTATTTTAATTCAAAGGCTTTGTAAACTTGTATATGTATCTCTTTATCGAAATATAAAAGCCTTGAAGCTGTTTTTATATCGCCTTGACACATTTTCATTACCCTATCTATAAAAGTCCAATCAATGGCTTTATGATTCCATCGTTCATACACTCCTCCAATTGTGAAGCCTGTCTCATTTTTATTTATGTGTAAGAATGATTCTGGTTTATTAGAAAATTCTGCTTTTATTATATGTTTATATGCTTCTTTAAAATCTGCCATTATCTTTTAGCTCCTGAACTCATCTGTTTAGTTTTATCCTTGCTTCCACTTGAGGAACCAAAATAGTAACCATAGATATCTTTTCCTATCATCATAATTGAACCTATTACAGTACCAACTATAAAAGCTTCTTCTTTTTCCATTGATGGCAACCCATTACTAACAATATACCACGAAAAGCCAAAAAAAGCTAATACACCTACCAAAGCCAAAGCGTTTTGAGTGAAGTTACTATCCCCAGTTTTTAAAGATTCTGTTTCACGAACTCTTGCACTATGTAGATCATTAACTCTATTTTCCTCATACTTTAAATCTATTTCTGCCATTTTTTCTAAGTGTTTATTTAATAAATCTATTTTATCGTTTTCTAATTGTTTTAGTTTTATTGATATTTCAGGATTACCACTTAAAGCTCTCATAACATCGTCAGGATTGTTTTCAGTTCCCAAAGCACTTGATACTAAAGCACCTATTGCACCACCAGCTGG